CCACTATTTCGGCGTTCGATTCAGGGAAGGAACAAAGAAGGCAGAAGAACCTATATCCCAAGTATGACGTGACGCTGACTTATTCGGTTCTGACAATGGCGCAGATGCAGACGCTCTGGAACTTCTACCAGGCGCGAAGGGGAACGTATGACGACTTCTACTTTTATTCCCTTGAAAGCACGGCATGGACGGCCTGTTACATCGGAATCGGTGATGGGACAACCACCACGTTTGACATACCGGGGAAGTCAACCACTGGCGTTACAATTTACAATAACGGTGTTGCGGTTGCTGCTGAGGATTTGACCTTATTGACCGGCGGCGGAACTGTATCGGCGGATCGTGTCCAGTTTGACACCGCCCCTGCCGCGAATGACTTGTTGACCTGTAACTTCACCGGTTACTTGCGAATCCATTGCCGTTTTCAGGAAGAACTTTCAAGGTCGTCTTTTACGGCTGCTTTGTTTCAAACAGGAATCAAACTCAAAGGTTTGGCAAATATCTAATGAGAATCATTAACTCTGACATATCTTCGGAACTACAAAAGCAGGTCTTGCGTTTGTTCTGCATGGTCGAGTTTGTCTTTGGGAGTGCGACGTACCGATACAACGATACGGAAGAGACTATTTACAACTCAAGCAATGCCTTTTTACCGCGTTCGTTCACCTTTGACAACGTGGACACGACAACGGGTATGTCAGCTTCTTCATTGGATGTCGTTATAGATGATACCGACCAGACTATAAGCGCGATCCTGTTAGGCGAGGACATAAGGAACAGGATTGTCAAGCTGTATATCGGCGCTGTCACTGATACTGCCGGGGTGACTGAAATTGTCACAGAAGAATTTTTCCGGGGGATTGTCGGGGGATGGGAGTTGTCAGAGGACGGCAAGGCAACCATTACCCTTCAGAACGAGTTTGTCTTGTGGAGCAAGAAAACCTTGAGGGTTCAGTCATCATCCTGTCCGTGGGTTTTTAAAGGGCCGGAGTGCAATTATTCCGGCGCGGAGACATGGTGTGATCAGAGCCACGAAAGATGCGCGGTGTTAGGCAACGGAAACTATTTCGGCGGGTTCAGATTCCTTCCGTCACTTACAGGAAAAGAAATCAAGTGGGGTGGCGATTGAAAGAGCAGAAGCGGACAGTGGCGGAAATCATCGGAGATTTCGCGAATAAACCGGCGAGTCATACACATAATGATCCGGTCAATGGGTATTCATGTCTTGGCTTCTGTTACCACGCTTTAAAGGCGTTGGGGAAGAATCCGCCCTATGGTGATGATGAAGTCAATATTGACAATTACGAAAAACTCTATCCGTCCGGCGAGCAAAGGACTTTTGACAGGCTGATCGAGTTTACAAAGACAATGGGGAAAGAGGTCAGACCGGCGGCGGCATTAACCGGCGACTTTATCTTATTAAAAGACAGAAGAGGCCATATCTTTCCCGCTATTTATACAGGAAACGGGCAGGCGATGGTCTGTTTTGAATACTGCGGAGTCAGGTCATTTGTTATCTCTGGCAAGGCTGAAATCATTATGGCGAGGCGTTTGTAATGCTGTTTATTATCGGCTTAATTTTAACTTTAATACTGATCCCCACTGACGCTCATGCGTGGGAAGGGGCCGCCGCCGCCGCTGCCTATATCGTAGCTGCTGTTGTTGGAACGGGAGTTTCTGGAGCCACTGCCGCCGCTGCTGTCGCCGCTGCGTATGTCTTGGCAGGTGTTATCTATGCTGGTGGCATGGCTATTATTGGCATTGGAATGTCAATAATCGGTCAAGCGCTTCTAGGTACCTCTGGCGGCAGTGGGCTTGGTTCATCCGGTGCATCCGCGCAAGCCTCAAAAGAGACTTCCACACGCGGACAGTTAATCAACACAACTGATTCACAGGTTGCACTTCCTTTGGTCTATGGCCGTCAGAGGGTTGGAATCAACCGAGTTTATGTCGGAACGAGCGTCACGGACAAAACCTATCTTCATATTGTTGGAACGTTATGCGAGGGGCCGGTGCAAGGGATAGCGGTAATTGACGACGTGGCGCAGATTTACCTTGACGACAAAATATGGACGGAATACAGCGCGGCGTTCAATTATCAGTTCATGGCCGGAAGTTCCAATCAGAACATGATCGACGCCCTTCATACCGCCTGTCCGCACTGGACTGATCCGTTAAGGCACACGGCCTATATTTACGTCACACTTACCTTTGCGCCTGACGTGTTTTCTTCTGTTCCTGAAATTACCGTGGTTCTGGACGGACTTCAAGTTTATAACCCCGACACCGAAGTTACGGAGTTCACGACCAATCCCGCACTTTGTGCAAGGGACTTCATGACACGAAGATCATGCAGGGGTGGCATGGAGATTTCATCCGACAGGATAGATGATGATCTTGTCAACGCTGCCGCTTCATACTGCGACACAAAAGGATGGGAGTGCAACCTTTGTATACTTGAGAACGGTGCTGCCGTGGATAACCTCGCGCAGATTTTAAGCTGTTTCCGTGGTGACGTGGTTTATTCCGGCACAAAGTTTCGCATGAAATATACAGATCTCAATTACGAATCTTCCGTCATGGACATTGACGAAGATGACATTATTGAGGTCAACGGGGTTTCAACCTTAAAGATCACGCAACCGGATATATTCGGGACACCAAACGCAGTACGGATGAAGTTCTATAATGAGGACAAACTCTGGCAGATAGATGATTATGTGCTTTCCGATTCCGCAGCGATTACATCTGATGGTGATTACCGGGAAAAGGAAATCTATGTCAGGGGCGTTAATAACCTGGCCGATGCACAGAAGATAGCAAACTACAACCTTGAAAGACTCCGATACAACAAGACCATAGCCTTTGCAATGGGTTCGAGGGGAATGGCGCTTGAGCCTTATGATGTCATTAGGGTGTCATCAACTAAATATGGTTGGTCATTAAAACTATTTAGAGTCATGGAAACTATGATGGCGCAGACGGGGGATGTTTCCATTGTCGCCGTGGAAGAACTGGCTTCCATGTATGATGATACATACAATATAACGGCGGCGCAATGGGATGATACAACCCTCCCGTCTATCCTTGACGCCATCCCTTCTGTGGGGAATTTAACCCTTACGGAAGAAGTCTATTACTACCGCAAGCGATCTTACGCGAGATTGCACGTAACCTTTACAGCACCTTCCGCAACCGTTTATCCGCAATGGTCTTATGCAGATGTCTATGTGAAGATCGGCGCCGGTGACTGGAAATTCATGACAAAGGCCGTTTCTAATTATACCATTGATCCTGTGGAAGAAAATGTCACTTATCAGGTTAGGTTAGTGTCTGCAACGACTTACGGAAGCAAACAGGCTTTCGCGTCAGGCGCCACGGCCTCAAAGACTATCATCGGAGCGTCCGCTACTCCGCCGACAAGTTTAACGAGCATATCTATATCCGTCACAGGAAATACGGTCAAGATTTCAACCACACCTGTTACCGATCCAGACATTGACTTTTATGAGGTGAGATCCGGTGACTCATGGGCAGGTGGAAATCTTGTCGGCAGGTCCATATCGGGAATCGTTTATCTTCCGGGCGTTCGCCCTGGTTCTTATACGTTCTGGATGAACACCTGCGATACGGCAGGGAATTACGGAACGACTCCACGCTCAAGCACCTGCACGGTTTACACTCCCGTTGCAGAAACTTTGGCGAACGACTGGGCATGGGATTACTCGACAGGATCGCACAGCAATACCGAACAAGACGAATCTGATCCAGAATCCGACAATGCTTTAAAATGTTCTCACACAAGTGAAGTATTAACCGGCACATGGACTTCCGTTGAGTATGATCTCGGCTCCATAAAGGAAGTCAGGATTGAAGGGGATTTCTTGACCTATTTCACAACCGGGACGGCGACATGGGGAAACACCCTCTCCTCAAAGACATGGGCGGATTGGGCAGGGACAAAGACATGGGCGGAACTGTTCAGTCTGGATACATCTAACGCGGTAAGTGCCATTCTTTATTACGGAGAAACATCTCCCCCGGCAAGCACTGCTGAAATCTCTGCGGTGTTAAGCCCGTCCGTCACGGCGAGATATGTCAAGGTGGCAGTCACCTTAACAGATCCGACACTGGATGCGAATGTATATTTAAAAGACTTAAACATGAAGGCGTATTCATCATGAACTATGTAATTGATTCAATAACACCGACGAATGGTATTGATTACGTTTACGTTAAATTCCTCAACGATGAAGGCGATGTGTTGGAAAAGCACTGCCTTAAATACGATGAGAAGTTTGAGGCGGAAATCACGGCAAAGCTGGCGAAATGCGAAACGGCCTATTCCGCAATAGACGCAAAAAAGAAAGCAATAGAGGCCATCATGAGCAAGGCCGGAATGACTAAAAGTGAGGTTGTGAAATGAGCCAGACGTTTACTGACGACTGCTACGCTTCCGGGCACACCGGGGCAACGGATTTACAGGCATACGAAGATAACTTTGCCGCGCTTAAAAGCGCCTTTTCTGGAACGGATGAACCGTCGAATCTTGTGGCTGGAATGTGGTGGTTTGATACCACAGCAAATATTCTGAAATTAAGAAACGAAGCGAACGACGCATGGCAGGGTGTTTGGGATTTCGCCAACAATAAACCCGTCATTACAAACCTGTCCGGGGAAATCACTGATGCAATGGTCCACGCGGACAACAAAGACGGCGCCGCAGGG